AAACTAAAATAAAAAACCCGGCACAAAGACCGGGTTCAAAAGCATTTAAAAAAACGAGTTATTAATGATGCGAAGTTAATCAATTTCGTCAATATCCGGAATCCTATCCACATAAATATGCCCAATTCGACAATGTGCAGATTTGTTGTAGCCATCAATAGTTGATTCGTAGAACTGCGGAATCAAATCCGGATTCTTCTTCCATTCTTTAGTAGCTTGTTTCAGCATCTTGAAACTTAATTCAGCATACCTTGAATAAGCATCTTTGTGATTTGAGTAAGTTTCAAGGTAAAATTTGTTGTTGTACTCTCCGTAAACGGAGTAAAGGTCTTGGTAATTGTTCATATTGATTGATTTTTGATTAATAAATAATAAAATTAAAATTCTTAAAATTTTCTTTCGTTCGCAATATCATACAAGGCCTCCCATTGATCCTTCGACAAACATAAACTAAATCTACCCCCATCTACGTACTTACCTATAGTTATATCCTTTTCCATAGATTCATAAACCCTCATTAAAATAGATTTAATTAGTTCTTTCTCATAATTAGATAATTTAGGTTTAGCGGTCCTGCGGCTTTTTGATCCACCCTCTAAATTTGTGTTTCCCAGATTTCTTTCATTAATTCGGTATCCCATGATTTTAATTTTTGATTGATTTTTGATTAATGATAGTACAATATACAAAAAGTTAACAAAAAACAACACTTTGTTAACTTTTTTTTTGGTTAAATGATTGTTTTTATGAAATATTTGCCTTATGGGATTAATCCAACGAATAAAAAAACCATTTCAGCAGTTTAGAGCTGCGATTTACTCCAATATTGGTCCGGCCAAGGATTGGTCAACGTGGCAGACCGTTTTATTTTCCGCATCACGCGCGAAAGTCCCTGTAAATTGGAAAACATCGCAATCAATCCCAGCCTATTTTCGAGCAGTCACGATTTTATCCGAACAAATCGCATCCTTACCATTTACGGTTTACACCAAGGACGAAGAAGGCAACGTATCCGAAGCCGTAAACCATCCAGTATATCCGCTAATCAATTTTAGACCTGATCCGAATTTAGATAAGTTTACATTTATGGAAACAATGGTGCGCCAATTGTTTACAGGTTCATCTAACTACAAAGGTGGTAATGCGCTAATACATATAATGACCGATTCGTCAGGAGCCATTGACAGATTGCATCTTGTTACAGGCGATTGGGAACAATTTAAAACTGGTAACGAATATTTTTATTACCTACACGAACACAAAGAATCAGTACCAGCTTCTGATATAATCCATTTACGGATGTATAGCGAAGATGGAATAATGGGCAAATCCGTAATAGATTATCAACAAGACACATTAGGTAGAGGTATCGCGGAAATTCGACACGGTGCTAATTTCTACGGCAATGGAGCACAAATTGGAGGCGTATTGGAAACAGAACAGGCATTAAACAAAGAACAGAGGGATATAATTGAAGAGAGTTGGAATAGAAAATATCAGGGTTCAGATAATAGCGGAAAAACTGCACTCTTGAGCAATGGAGTTAAATATAGACAAACAGGGAAAGCGGTTGACCAAAACGACATCAATGCGAGAAAATTAACCATTACGGACATCTCGAACATTACCGGTGTACCGGTTACGCTTCTTGGTCAAACAGAAACCTTTAATAACTCCGAATTGCTTAATCGTATGTTCGTTCAGTACACGTTGCGAAGCTGGACCAAGAGAATTGAATCCGAATTTAACTCAAAACTATTTCCGCGTTCGCAATGGGGCAAGACCTTTGTTAAGTTCGATTTGGATGGATTGTTGCAAGGAGATACTGATTCCAGAGCGCGATTATATCAAACGATGTATAACATTAGGGCATTGAATCCTAATGAGATTAGGAAGAAGGAAGGTATGAACGGATACGATGGTGGAGATGTATATGGAATGCCATTGGCGAGTAATTCAACTGAAAACGTAAATCCAGAATAATGGAAAAAGAAATAAGAACATTTGGATTGGAATTGAGGGCGATGGACAAGGAAGAAAAACGAACCGTGCGCGGATACGCTGCCACATTCGAAAAAAGAAGCGGAGATTTAGGCGGATTTATCGAAACAATCGACCGGGAAGCATTCTCGGAAACAGATATGGAAGATGTCCGGGCATTGTTTAACCACGATAGCAATTTTGTTTTGGGTCGCACCAAGGCTGGAACATTGCGATTAATGGTTGATGAGAATGGATTAGCCTATGAAATCGATATGCCTGATACCCAGTTAGGAAGAGATATGTACGAATCAATCAAAAGAGGAGATATATCTCAATCTTCGTTCGCGTTTACGATTGAGGATGACGAATACCGAAAAGAAGGCGATACCGTTTTCAGAACCATTAAGAAAATTAAAAAACTATACGATGTTGCTCCGGTTACTTTTCCGGCATACGAAAGCACATCGGTACAGGCACGAAAAATAGACGAATTAAAAAATCAAGAATTAAAGGAAGAAAATTCCAACACGGATGCCATTCGGAACCGTGAATTATATTTATTAAAATTAAACAGAAATTAATTATGAAAAAATCTGATGAATTACGTCAGGCACGCGCTGAAGTGTTGGATCAAATGACCGCGCTTCACCGTTCTGCAGGTGGAAATGATTTCACTGAGGAAATGAGCAACAAGTGGGAAGAATTGAGTAAGAGAGCTGAAGATTTAAACAAGTCAATTGAAAGAGAATCCTTTATCGAGGCTGAAGAATTAAGAAAGGCTAACGAAGAGGCGAAAAGAAAAGCAAATGAGGACGCAAGAAGAAACGTTAGTAAGAAAACTGAAGAAGAAAAGGTTGCTACTGAATTTAGATTGACAGGGCAGGATGGAGCGATTACTCAATTAGTTGAAGGAAGAAGATTGGAAGGTGTTGCGGCTGAAATGCATCAAGAAGGTGTTAGAGAAGCAAGAGCAGCTGGTTTAACACCTAATGGTAACTTGACCATTCCTACAATGCTGATGAGAAGTCCGGGTACCAAAAGGGATATGACTGCTGGTACAACAACTCAAGGTGGTTTCACTATTCAAACTGAAGTAGGCGCATTGATTCCATTCCTTGATCCAAGGTTGGTAACTGAATCTTTAGGTGCTACTTACTTGACAGGATTAACAGGAAACATTGATTTTCCAAGAAACGATTCTGCTGCTTCTGCCGTTTGGGAAGGAGAGACAGATTTAAATCAAGAGACATCACCAACTTTTGATAGAATCCAGATGTCTCCTAACAGATTAGGCGCGTTTACGGACATTTCCAAGCAGTTAATGGTTCAGTCAACTATTGATGTTGAGAATATGATTAGAACCAGACTATCTGTTGCAATCGCTAATGCTTTAGATACTGCTGCGATTAATGGTAGCGGAAGTAATAACCAGCCAACAGGTATCTTAAATACATCCGGGATTGGTGACGTTGCTGGAGGGACCGATGGAGCAAACCCAACATTTGCAAATATTATAGAACTCGAAACTGATGTTGCATCCGCAAATGCAGATTTCGGTAACTTGGCATATTTAACTACTCCGGGTATTAGGGGATATTTAAAGACTGCTGAAAAGGCTAACAATACTGCTCAATTCATTTTTGTTGATGGTGCAGTAGCTGGAGAAGGACAATTGAATGGGTATAGAGCAAGAGTTTCTACTTTAGTACCATCTGACTTGACCAAAGGAAACGGAAGCAACCTTCACGCGATTATATTTGGAAATTTCAGCGAGCTCATAATTGGAAGCTGGGCAGGAATCGACCTCGTGATAGATCCATTTACGAGTGCAAAGAACGCTTTAGTTACATTAGTAGTTAATTCTTGGTGGGATGTTGCCGTTAGACACGCTGCTTCATTCTCTGCTATGAAGGATGCTTCTGTTGTTCAAGGTATATAATCTAAAATGAATAAAGAAATGAATAAATTAATGTTATTTGGTGGTGCAGTCATTTTGGCTGCATCCCTAATCTTTACTGCAGCAAGAAATTCTGAATTTGATGCTGGGTATGAGATTTACAGAACTACGGCTTCTGATACTATTACTGATAGCGAAGCTGATACCATCACAATTAATCCGTTGTTATATTCTTTTTGGAAATATAATCACACGGTTAAAGGTGTTCAAGAATCAGGAACAATTGATTTGACATTGACAGTACAGGAATCTAACGCATTAAGTGGCGATGAATGGTACACAATTGCAACCGATTCTGTTGATGCAGATGGAGAGATTACAGATATGTTCGGAGATAATTATGGTGTAAGACAAAGAATTATCATAACTGGTGCTGGTACACAATCTGCTATTTATACTCACAGAATTACTTTAAAGAAACCTTATTAATATGAGCGATTTGATAAGAGTTAAGTTTATCAAATCTCCTACCGGAAAGTTCAGAATGGCTTATAATGCTGGTCATTCTGGGCTTGTCCGAAAGGAATTAGCTGATAAATTAATAAAGGAAGGTTACGCGGTTTTGGTTGAAACTACAAAAGTCGAAACCAAAACAAATACAGAAGCGGAAACGGCAACGAACACGGCAAAAAAACGCACTACTCGAAAAAGTAAATAATGGGATATTTTAAGGTTACATCTGGTCCTGTTACTCCTATTCTGACTACGGCAGAAGCAAAAAATTATT